CTATCATCAAAAATATTTTCACCAGAAAACCAACTCTGACCAGCACTTTTGTTATACCAAGAAAAAAACTTTTAATTTGCTCTTGAAACACGCCGACGCTCTAGACCCCTATATAAGTGTAACGGCTGAGTTCCACGAAGCCGTAAACGCGGTCTTAACGACCGCTTTTTACTTGGTAAAAATTATGGTGGGGATACTTCTGTCTATACCCCTGTAGACCCCTACAGCTACTGGAGAGAAGATTTGGAAAGAAACCTAAACCCCGAAGAAGCCAGAAAAGAATTAATCAACTTGGTGCGCCAAGGGCGCACTATTGCCGATGCCTTAAAGGTTATCGGTAGAAGTCGTTCCTGGTATGACACCCAACGGCGCGAAGCTGAAGGCTTCGCTGCCTTTATAGACAATGCTCGGTTAAGAACATCTGACCTCGCCGACGAAGCTCGGTCTGGTCTATCTGACTTTGCGGAGTTCTCTGAGAAATATCTGGGAGCCAAGGTTTGGGACCACATGCTCAACGTAGTTGACATGCTGGAAGGAAAAGAACCTCGCTGGTTACACCAAGCGATGACATACGAAAAAGGGTCGGCGGGCTTATCCCGCCTCTTGGTAAACGTTCCACCAAACCACGCCAAGACTATGACCATTACGATTAACTACGTTACTTACCGCGTAGTTAAGAATCCTAATATCAACGTAATCGTTATTTCTAAAACCCAAGAGCAGGCTAAGAAGTTTCTTTACGCTATCAAGCAACGCCTGACACATCCTCGGTATGCAGACCTGCAGGCAGCCTTTGGTCCTACCGACGGTTACAAAGCTACCGCCGACATGTGGTCGGCTAATAAAATTTATCTGGGTGCGGATGTCCGCGAATCAGATGCTAAAGACCCTACCGTCGAAGCTATCGGTATGGGCGGTCAAGTATACGGCGCTCGCGCCGACTTAATTGTGCTTGACGACGTGGTCACTCTCTCTAACGCGGGAGAGTGGGCTAAGCAACAAGAATGGATTCGACAGGAAGTTGCCTCTCGTCTACCACCAGGCGGGGGTCAACTTCTTGTTGTCGGAACTCGCGTATCCGCGACCGACCTATACAAAGAGCTTCGTAACCCAGCGCATTACACGGACGGAATTGTTCCGTGGTCATATTTGTCCATGCCTGCTGTTCTTGAATATGCAGACGACCCTAAACAGTGGAAGACACTGTGGGGCAAATCAGAGCAACCTCTCACTGAAGATGATACTCCAGATGAGAATGGATACTTTGATAGATGGACTGGACCGCGTCTTACTGCGGTCCGCAATGAGGCTGGTCCTTCCAAATGGTCTTTGGTTTACCAGAACCTCGATATCGCAGAGAATGCAATCTTCGACCCGCTGTGCGTTAGAGGCGCAGTAAACGGAATGAGAAAAGCGGGTGCTTTGATTGCAGGCGCTGCTGGTCATCCAGAAAATGCTCAGAACTTCTATCGCATTATTGGTATTGACCCTGCTATGTCAGGCGACACAGCAGCAGTAGCTTACGCAGTCGACCGCAGAACACACAAGCGCTATGTCATGGACGTTCACGTCATGAGCAGCCCCACACCTGCAGCGATTCGCTCTTTGATACGAGAATGGACGGATGCCTACAAGCCTCATACTGTCATAGTTGAGTCCAACGCATTTCAGCTTTTCTTGACACAGGACGAGGAGATTAGAAACTTCTTGTCTACTCGCGGTATTAACTACCGCCCACACTACACAGGTAATAACAAGCAAGACCCAGAGTTTGGTGTAGCTTCTCTGGCTCCGTTATTTGGAACCGTTATTAAACGTGACGGCAATAATAACAACCTAAAGCATGCTGATGACAACATGATTGAGTTGCCAGATGCTTCACGTAATGAACACGTTAAAAAACTAATAGAACAATTAGTAGTTTGGCAACCAGGAGTTCAGGGCAAGCGATTAAAGATGGACGCTGTAATGGCGTTATGGTTCTGTGAGATTGTAGCCCGCGATGTCTTATTAACATCCTCCAATGTGCCGAACTTTTTGAAGAATGAATTTACTCCCCAGAAGCAAATCGAAGATAGATACATTGTGAATCTAGACGATTTAGCTGCTGCACAGCGAATAGCGAGATTGTGATAATGAAAGAACTTGTAAATGCATATGAGCAGTTAAAGGCTCGTAATGCTGAGCGCGATAAGCGCATGCGCGAAGTTGCATTGGTCCGTTCTGGTAACGCAGACCAAGTATTTCGTGGTTTGTTCCCAGAGGGAACTTGGTCTAAACCTATTATCGCCAACCTAATTGACGTGGTTGCTCGTGATGTTTCTGAGCAGGCGGGTGTATTACCTACCATAACAGCTGCTGGCGATTCATCCCTTGATGATTCTCAGCGAACCAAGGCTGATAAGAGAACTAAGATTGCAAATTATTATGTTGCTTCATCTCGTCTTGGCACAGAGCTACTGCGTGGCGCAGACCAGTTAGGAACTTACGGCTTCTGTATTTTCAGAGTTGAGCCTAACTTCAAGGAAAATAGACCGCACATCCATGTTGAAAACTCCATGGGTGCGTATTACGATATGGACAGGTTCGGAGAAGTATCTGTCTATTGCCGTTCTTATTATCGTAAGGCTGGAGATTTAGCAGCTAAGTTTCCAGAACTAGCAGACAAGATTCTGCTAACAAGTGCATTCGGAAGAACTGATTCAAACGAACTCCTAGAAGTCGTTCGTTGGACTGACAAGAATCGCACCGTAATGTTTATTCCAAGTCGTGGAGGTGCAATCCTTGCCGAAACACCAAACAAAGTCGGTAGAGTCCCAGTTGCAATTGCTCAACGCCCTTCACTCGATGGTGAAGTCCGAGGCTCGTTCGACGACGTTCTTCCTGTATATGCAGCTAAGGCGCGACTTGCGCTCCTCACTATGGAAGCTGTTCAAAAATCTGTTGAAGCTCCTTTGGCTTTGCCCACCGATGTTACTCAACTATCTGTTGGTCCAGACAGTGTCATTCGTTCGAACAGCCCTGAAAAGATTCGTCGTGTTAATCTCGACGTTCCTCAGTTCGCTTTTGCGGAGAACAATGTTCTAGCAGATGAAATGAAACTTGGAACTCGCTTTCCTCAAGCACGTGCAGGACAAGCAGAGGGTTCTATTGTTACTGGTCAGGGTGTCAAGGCACTTATGGCTGGATTCGATTCACAGATTAAAGTTATTCAATCAATCCTTGGTGAAGCAATCGGTGAAGCAATCTCTATTGCATTTGCTACCGATGAAGCATACTTCCCAGCATTAGCTCGTGAAGTATCTGCTACAGCCAATGGCGTTCCATACAAATTAAAATACAAACCATCAATCGATATCAACGGCAATTACGGCGTAACAGTTGAATACGGATTGATGGCAGGACTTGACCCTAACCGTGCATTGGTATGGGGTCTACAAGCACGAGGCGACAAGCTAATCTCACGAGGAATGCTACGTCGCAACTTACCGATTTCGCTCAATGCTGGAGAAGAAGAGCGAGCAATTGACATCGAAGAGATGCGCGATTCGTTGAAAGCGTCTATCTCACAGCTTGCAGCTGCGATTCCACAAATGGTTTCGCAAGGACAAGACCCAATGTCACTTGTTGAAAAGATGGCAACTGTTATCGACGAGCGCAAGAAAGGCACACCACTTGAAGAAGCGGTAGCCAAAGCGTTTAAGCCAGAACCAGCACCACAAGCACCAGAACAACCACAAGCACCAGAGATGGGGCAACCAGAACAACCAGCAGGTATGGGTGGCAGTATGCCACAAATGCCACAAGGTAGACCTGCAATGCAGGAACTACTAGCAGGCTTGACTGGTTCAGGCAATCCAGTTCTCGCAGGACGAGTAACTCGACAAATACCAGCATAACTAAGGAGAAACAATGTTTGGAAAGCAAGGAAAGGCAGCGAAAGCTCCAGTTCACCCAGGACACGCAGGCAAGAAGAATGGCGGTAAGGGCGTAGGACTAGGACAGGTATCAAAGCCAGCTGCAATTAAAGGCATTAAGGGCAACAACAACAAGCTTAAGTAAGGATAACCATGGCGAAGAAACCATATAAGTATCGCCAAGCCAGAAAAGACGCTAAGGCTGCAGCAAAAAAAGCTTTTCCAGGAAAAGTAAAAGCTGCACGTAAAGATATCACAGGTAAGATTACTGCTGAAGATAGATTAGCGCTCAAGGATATGGCTGATACTGCCAAGAAAGAACTTGGTAAGAAGGCTTATCTAAGCAAGGCTGAATTTGATGCTACAAGAAACGCAGAACTTGAAAAGTTCCGTGAGTCAATGCGTGAAGAGTTTGGCGAATATGCAGGCAAAAAGGCGGGAGAGCCAGAAGCTCCAGCTAAAAAAGCCCCTGCAAAGAAAGCTGCTGTCAAAAAGCCTGCTGCTGCTATTACTGAAAAGAAAGCACCTGCTAAAAAGGCTGCTGTAAAGAAGGCTGCTGCTAAACCAGCACCTGCCACTACAGAAACACCAGTAAAGAAGGCTGCACCAACTACAAAGAAGATGACTCGTGCAGAGAAGTCTGCTGCTAATAAGGCTGCATGGAAGAACATGACACCAGCAGAACGTAAAGCTTGGGCAACAAACAAGCCAGGTGTTACTACCTCGGTTGCAGAACTTTCTAAAGAACCATTAACAAAGAAAGAAAAAGTTAAAGCAACTGCACGTGCAGTGCGTAACATCAATACTAAGGCTCCAACTACATCAGCACCAAAGCGTGTAACGCTTGCTGATTTGAAGCGTAATGAAGCTAAAGGTTTAGAGGAGGCTAAGGCACGTGTTGCTGCTAAGAATAAAGCTCTTGCTGATTCTGCTAAAGGTAAGACTCAAACACCGCAAGCAGTAGAAGCAAAGAAGAAAGCAGCTGCAAAGCCAGAAGCTAAAGCACCAGCAAAGAAGCCAACAGTAAAGAAGTTTGCAAAGACTCGTGCAGTTGGTCGCGGTGGTGTATATGGCGCAGTTGCAGGTGAATTAGTTAGCTTAGCTAAAGGTTCAACCAAAAAAGACTTTAATGAAATCAATCGTCTTGAAGCGAAGCTTGCTAACCTTACTGGTAAAGGTAAGGGTAAGGCAACAGCTGCTCGACAAGGAGCACAGCAACAGTTATCCCAGCTTGCAGGATTAGCAACAATGGGTGTTGTTGGAAAGACTCGTCGTCAGCGTATGGATGAATTAAATAATCTAATCGCTAAGGCAGAAGCTAAGAAGGCTAAGGAAAACAAAGGTCTTCGTTATGGCAAAGATGGTTCATCACTTGTGCCAGGAACTGCAGCGTATAAGGCTGGTTCTGCTACAAGACCAACAGTAACTTCTACTGGCGGTGGTTCGACTACTAAGGTAAGCGATAAATACACCGTAAAGAAGGGCGACACCTTCTCAGGTATTGCAAAAACTGCAGGAGTATCTTTATCAGAACTTCGTGCAGCAAACCCTGACATTATGAAGAAAAAGAAATACAAGCAGGGTTCAATGATTTGGTCAGGAACAAAGGTTAATATTCCAAAGAAGTAGGTAAATAAATGTCAATGATGCAACCTTCGGGTCCAGGTCCGTTCGCTAAGCGAACCGACCGCCAGGGAGCAAAACAACTTCCTAATGCTGCTTATGGCGAGCAAAAGGAGTTTCAAGATATGCAAGCTGGTGCGCCAATGGCAAAAACACCTACACCGCAAATGCCAGGATTAAATCCAATGGCAGGCGTAGTGCCTTTATCAGCGCCCACCCAGCGTCCAGATGAACCTGTGACTGCTGGTGTGGACGTTGGTCCTGGTCCTGGTAGAGAAGTATTGGGACTAAAAGGTCCAATTGATAATCAACTTAAAGATTTATCTAAGTTAGCAAAGTATATGCCATTGATGGCGCAGTTTGCGGATTCTCCAGAATCTACTGGAACTATGAAAGCTTTTGTTAAGTATCTACGGAGCCAAGCAGAATGAAGATACTCAAGAAGTTCGAAGAGAACCTTGAACACCTTGGATTTGAAATGGCTCCAATTGCTTGGGATTTAGCCAAGTTCCCCTTTGAATCCGATGACGACCGAATTTCAGTATTAGAGGAACTAACGGCTAAGGAGGCTACACCTAATGTCCCTAACAGAATGGTGGAGTGACCCTTCCGTAGCTGCAGACCCAACCAAGGAACCAAAACTATCTAAGGTTGACAAGTTCAAGAAGGAACAAGATAACACCAAAGTAGGAAAAGCTGAACAAGCTATTGTTCCTAAAGTAATGGGTGCTATCGAAGCTGGAAGCAAGAAGCCAATTCTTGGCAAGATTATTAATCCAGCAATGAGCATGCTTAACTTTGTTGGCGAAAAAGTTGTTCAACCAATAACTCAAACAGTTTCCGCTGCGCTACTTACACCTCAAGCCATGGCTAAAGGTAAAGGCGGATTAACTGAAAGCTATCGCTATTCAAAGAAGCAAGCTGAAAAGATTTCAATGGGACAGGCAGCAGCCAGTGCTGTTGGTAAAGTTGCAGCTCCTGTTCTTGGCAACGTAAGCGAAGCAACATTCCTTCAAAAAGATTTTAACGTATTTGACGAACGTCAACGTGATAAAGCATTCCGCGATGAATGGGCTGGAATCCTAGCCTCTGGCGTTACCGATTTAGCACTTGCTGCTCTTGGCACTAAAGGTGCAGGTATTGCCGTTCGTGGCACTGCAAAGAAAGTTGTAGGTCCAAAGCGTCTTGCTACCGCAGAGGATTTAGATGACTTCAAAACAGAACTAGATGAGATTGTTGCGTCTAAGGCTTTGCCTGTAGAGCAACAACCAAAGACTGGTCTATCTGTATTAGTAGATGACGCAGTTAATGAAACAAATTTAACTAAGCTTGCATCTAATCCACTTGTATCTGAAACATCTAACCCTTATAGAACCGCAACAATTCTATCTAGATTAGATAACCACCAAGATGTGGCAGACTATCTATTGGCAGAACGTGGCGATACCGCAGCGTTCCAGCGGTTCTTTGACCGCAATCCACTAGCAGCTGACCACCTTGATAATTATGGAATTACTGCTACAGCACCAATTGATAACTTTGCAAACATTGGATTAGATGCACTAGACGAAGGTCTAGTAGCAAGATACCAAAAGATTATTGATGCTAAGAAAGCAGATGACCCTAACTTTGCTCGCGCTTTAGATGACTTCATGGAGAAGGCGCGTATGGGTGTTATTGAAAGTTATCGCCCAGGACGCTACGCAGCGCTAGAGCAGATTGGCTTAGCTAAGAAGAAGATAAAGTCACAAGCTTTGTATGGCGACCTCAAGATGTTTGGTCAAGATGCAGATGGTGGCTGGAAGACTCAGGTTTATCAAACTGCTACATACGATAGAGCAGTGCGTCTTATTGCATGGACTGGCTCAGGTCGTCCACAAGGCTACATTAATATTTCTAACCCACGTAAGTTCGAAGCAGCTAACGATTTACTATCTGACTTAAACCGTCTTCAGTTCCTTAAGGGAACCGAAGGTGCTATGTATAAGCGTCGCATGGTTGAAATGTTTTTAGATGCTCAAAGCGATACACAACGCGCCATTGCGCTTGGTCGTATCGAAGAAAGCGTCATGGGTCGTCTTGCTAAGCATTACGGCATTAACGATATGCAAGATATTGCTAGCACTAAAGACGCTGTAAACCAGATTAAGAACTGGCATATTCGTATGAACCAAACACGCGATTCTATTAAAGAATACGCAGTTAAGAATGGTTTTGTTCCAGACGAGGGTGGCGGAATTAACGTCCAGAACTTCTTGTCTGTATCTAACGAAGCACAGAATTTACCAATGCTTGACTTCCGCAGACTTGAAACTGAAGTTATCTTCAACGCTCGTCGCGTTGCAGGCAAAGGTGCAAAGGTTACTGAAGGTCAGTTCTATGGCGCTGTAGCGTCAAGAACTGCCATGAACGTAGGTCAATTCCTTGACTTAGCAAACATGGTGTTCAGCAACTTGAACCTTCTTCGTCTTGCATACATACCTAAGAACTCAATGGTAGACCCATTCGCTCGTGCAAGCATGGCTCTTGAGTCAATGGAGCTTGTTAAGAACGCAGTTCCTGGTGTAGATAATGTTGTTTACAACACTGGTCTTCTTAAGGAATCTGTAAAGAAATGGGTTCCAGGTAGCCCTGCGTCTAATGCTCGTAAGCAAGCCAAGGCTGCACAGTTTCGTGTTGAAAAATACCGAGCAGACTTAGAGCCAAAGATTACAGCTCATGCTAAAGCAGAGGCTGTATACGATGACTTAGATAAGTCACTTACTAAACTTATAGTTGCTCGTGATAAAGCCAAGGCTAAGGCTTTGAAGAGCAATGATGTTGAAGTTCAAAACAAATACTACGAACTTGAAGACAAGGTAACAGAATTACAGTCTAAAGTAAACGATGCGTTTGATGAGATGGGTAGACTTGGCGACTACGTCAATGGTATTGCTAAGTTAATTCAACGCGAACGTAAAGACTGGGCAGAGTTTGCTAACGCTCAAGGAAGCCTAAAACAAAAGAAGCTTCTTGGTCAAGATGCTGAAGTTATTGAAGTTAACGGTCAGACTTATACAATCCAAGGTCTTGCTGACCCTAACGTTCGTGGCGCTAGCGCATACATGTCAGAAATTGACACTGCTACAAACTTTTATTCAGCATCAATGCAGTCAGAAATCTCTCGTAGACTTCAGGCAGATGGTGCTCGCTTCGTAAAGATTCCACGTAAGAATCGTGAAGAGTATATGAATGCGTTGGCACATATTGCCAACCGTCAAATTCGCAACGAACTTGACCTACCAGTTGGTTGGTTAATGAAGGGCGAAAAGTCCAATGCTGAAGTTCTAGAATGGCTATATAGCCCAGCAGGTAAAGAATATAGACTTCGTATTGAAGAACGTTTTGGCGATGACATGGAAGCCTGGGTAGGGCAGACTAGAGAAAAACTCTATGCCATGTATCCAGATGCAGACCTTCGTAAAATTATTATGGAGCGTCCAGTAACCTATCAAGAAGTAGATGCAATGCTTTACGGCAGAACAGACCTACTCAAAGAAATTGATGGACCAAGCCTAAAGCTTTCTGATTTAACTGGCGCTGAGCAAGTTCTTGCTCGCGTAGGTGGTGCGACAAACGCAGCATGGAAAGTCCTTTCAATGGCTGAAACTCGTTTGGTTCGTAACCCATTGTTCTTGTCTTATGCTCGTGACGAAATGAAGACGCTGATTAATGCAGCGCAACGTTCAGGCATAGATGTAACAGACGCTGTAGTAAACAACGAGATTCGTCAGGTTGCTTACCGTAAGGCATTGAGCCGAGTCGAACAAACTCTTTATTCCTCACGTCGCCTTACTAACGGTATGTATACAGCACGTTATGCGATGAGCTTCCCCTTGGCTTTCTTTAATTCACAGGCAGTTGCGCTTCGCCTATTGGCTCGCAATCCAATGAATGCTTACTGGTATAACAGTATTCAACAGGCATTTGATAATTACCAAGCCTATGAAGACCAAGATGGAAACACCTATTCTTCAATCAAGGATGTTCCAGACGGAGTAGCGGTATCTGTTAAGTATCCACTTCCATATGGAGATAAACTTCCAAGTTGGGTTAAGACTGCTCTTAAGCCTTATACAGACCCACGTGGTGGTGGCGTTAAGTTTAATCCTAAGCAGATGGAGTTCATGGTCGCAGACCCATCCATCTCTTGGTTTGGAACAGCAACCGTATCTGAGATTATTGATAACGGATTTAGCTTCGGTCCATGGAAACTTTATGGTGAGCAGGTAGCACTATCGCTTCGTGAAACACTTGGCGATGACGTATACGAATCCACAATTCTTTACGGCGGTTATCCAACCGAAGGTAAGAACCTTGCTGAAAAAGTAAAGAACACTATGGTTCCAGGGTATCTTCAATCTTTGATTGACTCTGGCAAGTTGCCTTACCCAATCCGTCAAGCGTTTTCGCTTATCGGACTTGAGAAGAGTGAACGATTTACTGATGAAGTTTATGCTCATTGGCGTAAAGGTTTCTCCGAGTGGGTAGCAAACGGACGTATTGGTCAGCCACCTTCAATGAAGGATGCTGCTAAGGCAGCAGGAAATATGGCGTTCATTAGGTCTGTTGTTCAGTTCAACGCACCTATCTCAGCAACATTTGACCCAGTAACACGTGCAGCTACTGCATACTACGCAGACCTTGTAGAGATGGCTAACGGCGATTACGACGTTGCACAAAAGGTTATGCAAGATGAATGGGGACTAGACAGCCTAGCGCTTGTTGGGTCTAACCAGAAGAATGTTGCTGGCGTAGCAGCAACACTCAATGACATTAAAGTTCTTCGCAATAGCGTTAAGTTATTAGAAGAACTTGGTAATACCAATACTAAGTATGCTGGAATGTTGTCATCTGGTTATGGCGATATTGCAGGAACTGGTAGTGGACCAAATGATTATTCTACAGAAGTAGCTTCTATCTATAAGAGAATGAAGTTCGCGGATGGATTTAATAATCCTATTACTCAGAAGAAGAATGAAGACGAGTTAAAGAAATCTGTTCAGGCTCGTGTTGGTTGGGCTGAATACCAAAAGGCTGTTGACTGGCGCAATGCCATGATGAAGCAATATGGAATTGCATCAACATATGAGTCTAGGTATGAATACTCTGGCATCAAGCGAGTCTTTGATGACATGGTAGACGACATTGAAAAAGACTATAAGGGTTGGGTAGAAGAGCGCGATGAAGAGCGCAAGGACTACTGGAATGGAACCATTGCAGCAGTAGAAACTATCTCCAAGAACCTTGACTGGAGAACCTACGCATACTCAACTGGCAATACCAAGTGGGAAGAAATTGCTTTCTGGGTTGGTAAAGCTCGTAACTTTAAGGATGAGTATGACCGACCAAACAATAGTGACGAAAGGAAGTTGATGCTTAAGCAGCAATTCTCACAGTTCCACTATGACTACATTCAGACGGCTTCTGATGAATTTGATGCATTTGCCACAAGATGGTTAAACAATATGCCAGAACTAGATAATGAATTCGTGGTGACAAAGTGAAGAAACCAAATCGTAAAGATTATCCTGCGGGAAAAACAGGTGATAAGCAATACGCTCAAGCAAAGATTGAATACGAAGCCTGGGTCAAGGAACAAGAGGCTAGCAAGAAACTCAACATCTCACCTATTAAGCTTCCTGGTATTAATCCAGAGGCTGGAATTAATGACGTTCAGGCTAAGTCTTGGTTCAAATACAGCGCTGCTACAGCCAAAAAAGGTTCTGAGGCTCGTAAATATTACGACCGTTTCGTAGCTATTCTTAAGAAGTCTGGTATCCCAGAAAGCAAATGGCAGTCTGTATGGAGTGATGCTGTTGACTGGGTAGGAACACCTGGTTCTGGTTCAACTGGCGACCCATCTATGTATCTAAATGTCTGGAATCCAGGCGATTATACAAAGGGTGATGGCAGCACAAAGAAGTATGGAACTACTAAGAATAGAACCGAAACAACTACTCAATATAGCGCATCTAATGCTGCTGATTATCTAAGTAAAACATTTGAGCAAGAGATTGGCAGAACTGCCACCAAAGAAGAAATTGATGCTTATATAGCTGGTGTCAACGCTGCTGCTAAAAAGGAACCTTCTGTCTATGAAGGAACAACTACAAATGCTCCAGGCAAGGGTGGGCTTTTAGAAACAACAACCACCAAGGCAACCCAGACAACTGGCTTTGACCCTGCAATTTATGCAGCTAACTTTGCTAGAAGTCGTCCCGACTTCGCAGAATCTTTTGCTACAAAGAATTTCTTAAAGATTATTCAGGGAGTTCTTAAAGACCCTAATGCTATCGGAACGGTGGTCGAGTAATGGCAGATACAAAAGTAACGGTAAAGAGTGGTCAAACACTTTCTTCTATAGCTAAGGCTAACGGAACAACAGTTGCTGCCATTAAAAAGGCTAACCCTGTTCTTACTACCAACCCTAAATATAACGGTGGTAATACAATATTTGCTGGAACTAAACTTACAATTCCAGGTAAGGCTCCAGCTACAGCAACTGCTAAGGCAACTGCAACATCAACACCAATTGTGTCCAATACAAGCACAACAGTTGCCAACACAAGTTTATATACAAGCAATGTAACTGCATCTGTTAATTCATCTACAACAGTTCCGATGGCAACCGATAGGTTGTCTATGGCGCAACTACAATCACAGTTTGGTATTACGGCTGCGGTTATTAATAACGACCCAAGCCTACTGGCTGCTCTTAATAGAATCCTTGGTAAAGACGCAAACGGAAACGATGTCGGACCAATGGTTACTGACCCAGCATTAATGGAAGCTATTGTCAAAGGCACATCTTGGTATCGTGACCAAACAGATACACAACGTTCTTATGATTACGCAAGAGCAACTAACCCTGGTCAGTTTGCTGCAGACTTGCAAAAGAATGCAAGCAACATTGTTAAACAATATGCTGACTTAGGTCTTACCATTACAGCTAGCCAAGCAATTGAATACGCTAACAACATGATGAAGCAAGCCATTATTAAAGATGGCAAGGTCGTTAGATTTGACCAAGATTATCTTAATAAGTTAATGGCTGATTCAATCAAGTTTGTTAAGACAAACTCAATTGATGGTCGAGTTGTTTATACAGGTCTTGCTGGAAAACTAGAAACATTAGCAAGCAAATTATATACCACAGCACGTGACTATGGATTTGAACAAACCACATCAAATGCTAACTTCACTAAATGGTTTGAAGCCAGCATGAAAGGTCTTGTTGCTGGAACATTAAAAGAAGAAGATTTGGATAACGAACTACAGACTAGAGCAAAGTCATTTGCTCCTGGTCTAGCTAAGTTCATCGACCAAGGTCAGACTTTACGTCAAGCAGCAGACCCATGGCTTCAAGCAATTTCCGATACATGGGAAGTGGATATTAACTCTGTTGACCTTAACGATGACTTTGTTCAAAGAGCTATCAATATGCAAGATAAAGACGGCAACTTCACAACAATGAATTTATACGATACAAAGAAACTTGCACGTCGTAGCGCTAAATGGGATACAACTCAAACAGCAAAAGAAGAAAAGACTTCTATTGCTTCACGCATTCTTAAAGACTTTGGATTCCTGGGGTAACTAATGCCAAGAGATTTATATGACTATGCTGCTTCGGTTCAACAGGCAATTAATTATGATGCCATTGAAAGACAGCGTTTTGCTAATGCTGCATCTGTAGCATCTGCCAGTGCAGCTGCTGCACCTACAACTAAGCAGGTTCCAGTAAATGTAACTGTTAAGCCTGGTGACACTCTTTCAGCAATTGCTGCTGCAAACGATATGTCACTAAAAGAACTTTATGCATTAAACCCTAAGTTTAAGACCAACCCTAAGTATGAGGGTGGCAATATGATTTGGTCTGGAACTACAGTTAAAGTTGGAACGACATCTCAGCCAGTTACTACAAAAGTAGTTCCCCAAACTACTCCAACCACTACTGCTCCAACTACTACTCAGCCAACAACAACTGAACCAACTACTACTGAACCTACAACAACTGAACCTACAACAACTGAACCTACTACTACCAATCCAGTAACTACCAATCCAGTAACTACTAGCCCTTCTACGGTCGTAGTTGGTGGTGGACTTGGCTTAGGTGCAGGTGGCTCAGGACCAGATGCTGCAGCAACAGGCGCAGTCAATGACCAAATTAAAGCTTTAACTGACCAGATTGCTGCAATGCAGGCTGCATTTACAGCGGAAATTGGAAAGCCAAAAGTTGTTGGAACACGAACAGTTCGCAAAACTGGCGGTGTTGTAGATGTAGTTGAAATTATGTCTGATGGTTCTGTTGGTAAAACAATTGAATCATACAAAGACTTTGGCGCTCGTGACTCCGTCATGAAGATGTTTGAGAACACTGGTCTTGGTCAAGATTTTATTAAGTCTTTAATGGATACAATCGACCAGGTATATGAAGAAAACATTATGCCTACCGACTCACAGGTTCTTAATACTATCTATAGTAGCGATGCATATAAGACACGGTTCGCAGCTAACGAAGCTATCCGTAAGCGCATATCTGAAGGCAAGGGTCGTCCTGGTGACAGACTTCTTAGCCCAGCAGAATACATTGCAGCAGAAGACGGATACCGTGAGATTCTTCAAGAGTCTGGACTACCTACTGGCTTCTATGACCAACAGGAAGATTTTACTAATTTGATTTCTAATGCTATTAGCGTTAGTGAATTAACAGCACGTGTAAACATTGCACAGAATGCTCTTCAAAAGGCAGACCAGTCAATCGTTAAAGCGCTTAAAGATTACTACGACTTAAGCACTGGCGACCTTGTCGCTTATATGTTAGATAACCAGAAAGCGTTTGACGCAATTAACTCTCGTTATCAATACTCAACAGAGCAGGCTAAGTTGATGTATACATCTGCTGAAGTTGGTGGAGCAGCCACACGTGCAGGTATGACAGAAGGTATCTCTAAGGGATTTGCTGAAGAGATTACTAAGGCAGGTAAAGCAGACTCTGCTGAACGTGCATTCCAAGGTGCTGCTCGTGACCAAGGCGATTATCGCCGATTGATGTCACTGTATGGTGAAACTGCTGGCATTGAAGATTTAGCACGTGAGTCGCTAGCTCTTGCTGGTGGTGCTGAAGTTGGTATCAAGACTAAGAAGCTTGCATCTAAAGAACGCGCCAAGTTCCAACAACGAGGCGCTATTGATAAATCATCGTTGGGTTCTCGTTTAAGAACACCTGACATTTAATAGATTCCGTCCCAGACGTTCCAGCCCTGGTGATGTGTATAAGTCTGGAAGTCATCACGTCTACAAATTACTACCCCTGGTAAGGAGTACGTGTGGTGCAAAACCCGATGAGGGTTTCAACTACTAATAAGGGAGAAAACAATGGCAGAAGAATACCTAGAGTACGACTTCGAAGATGAAGACAATGGCAGTGGAACTGACCTAGTAAAGAAACTTCGCAAGCAAATTGATTCACTTTCCAAGCAACTTAAGGAACGCGATGAAATTCTTGCAGAGTATACAACACTAAGTCATGAAGCTTCTGTTGGGGAAATCTTAGAAAGTTTCGGACTTAATCCACGAATCGCAAAATTCATCCCAGATGAAGTTGGCGCTGACGAGGATGCTGTCGCACAATGGTTAAATGAATACGGCGATGCATTTGGTATCGAAGCCGTTGAAGAGGGGACTCCGTCCCCTGACGCTCAAGCATATGAGCAAATGTCAGAATTTGACGATGGAACAATTGACCCATTCGTGGGTCAAGACTTAGCTTCTCGGATTGCGAACGCAGGTTCGCCAGAGGAACTAAGTAACCTACTCAAAGGCTGATACGTCCACAATCAAACCTAATTAGAAGGAAATCATGCCTACTACACCAGCAACATCAACAACGACATCAACAATGTCGAACTTGATTCAGACGGCGTATGACAAGTATATTGAGTTTAACCTTCGCTCAGAACCAATGTTCCGCAAGTTTGCGGACAAGCGTCCTGTCGATGTAACAAACCCAGGTAATACAGTCGTCTTCCAGGTCTACAAGGACCTATCTCGTGCAACTACTGCACTAACACAGACACAAGACCCAGACGCAGTAACACTCAACAACACCGATAAGGTTAATGTTGTAGTTGATGAATACGGTAACGCCGTAATCACAACTGAGCGTCTTGCTCTTGAGTCAATCTCAGCGATTGACCCAGCTGTTGCAGACATGTTGTCATTCAACATGCGCGATTCTCTTGATTCATTAGTATGGAACAAGTTGACATCTCTTGCAACAATGCGTTACACAGGAACAGCATCTGCTGATGAATCAACACTTAACGGTGAGAACGTTTCATCAAGCACAACAGCTCCATACATCTCTGCAGCTCTTGCTCGCAAGGGTGTTGCAAAGCTTCGTGGCGCATCTGTGCAACCACGTGAAGGTGGCTTCTATACAGCGCTTATCCACCCAGATGTTTCTTTTGACCTTCGTTCAGAAGCAGCAACTGCAGGAAACGTTTCATGGCAGCTTCCACACACCTACACAGAGGCTGGCGTTGCCAACCTATGGAATGGTGAAATCGGTATCTACGACCAGGTTCGTTATATCGAAACTCCACGTGCTGAGGCTATCTCTGGCTCAGGCACATCTAAGGTTTACGCAACTGTTCTCCTTGGAAAGCAAGCTCTTGTTGAAGCAGTTTCTTATGAGCCAAAGACCGTTATTGGTCCAGTAACAGATAAGTTGATGCGCTTCCGCCCAGCGGGTTGGAAGGGTCTACTTGGATGGAACGTCTACCGCAAGGAAGCACGTTATGTCATCCAGACAAAGTCAAGCATCGCTTCCTAGTTTACATAGTGGGAGGGGCGGGCAACCGCCCCTCTTCACATAAGGAGATAAGTTGGCTAAGAAAAAGAAGGCTGAAGAATTACCACTTGATTTCTTTACGCCACTCCAAAGTTATGCAATACAGGCACACGAGTTATATAACTCATTTGCCGAGGCAGGTTTTACAGAAGGCGAAGCGTGGGAATTAATGATTCGCCATCTACCTGAATGGGAATTAGACGAACCAGATTTTATAGATAAGGAAGAAGAATAATGCCAAAAGTAGGAAAGAAAGAATTTGCATACACCGCTAAGGGTATGGCAATGGCGAAGATGGAAGCCAAGAAGACTGGCAAGAAAATTGCCGTAAAGAAGCCTAAACTAAAGAAGAAGTAAATGGACCCAAGACTAAAACGAGCAGGTGTATCTGGTTTTAATAAACCAAAAAGAACACCTAGCCATCCAACAAAGTCACACGTGGTAGTAGCCAAGTCTGGCTCCCAAGTAAAGACTATTCGTTTTGGTCAACAAGGGGTCAGTGGTTCACCTAAGAAAGCAGGCGAAGGCAGAGCCTATCGCCAACGTCGTCAATCATTCAAAGCTCGTCATGCAAAGAACATATCTAAAGGCGTTATGTCTGCAGCGTATTGGGCAGATAAGGTGAAATGGTAATGGCAAAGATTTTTCGTGGACCAACCATGAAGATAAAACTTGGTATGCAAAATGACCTTTGGTTTGTTTCATACCCATGGGGTAAGACAGTAGTTAAAAGCACCAGTGGTGCTTGGTCAACAATTGTTTCACCACAAGATTCCACATTAAAAGATTATGCCCGCGTATTACGTGGTGGGTATGACAACCCTATTACAGAAGCAGAGGCAGCAGAATTAACTGCTGCAGGTTATGGAGAATACATTGTCGAAGTGTAGAAGCGGTTGCAAGACCCAAGACCATGAGTCATGGGGTGAATGCCTTAAGGCATCTAACATTGCTATTAGCAATGAACCAGTTGCTGCTGCTATTAAAAATACAGACCGAGAGTTGAGCGCTTATCGTGATGCTCGCAAGCTTGGTATCCAACCTGCTTCAACAAAAATGAAAGATATACAAAAGGCTGTCAGAGTATCTGACACTATTGGAAGGGCAGCAAAAGCATAATGGCAACACTCAATCAGTTGACTGACCAAACCATTGGCGAAGTTAATGCCTATGTTAAAAACCAGGAATCAGTAACAATCATTACCAACACAGCTACCTCTGGTGATATTACTATTACTGTTGATGACACTACGGCGCTTAGTAAAGGCATCGTTGAATTAAACGATGAGTTGATTTACTTAAAGAAAGTTATTGCTGCTAGCGGAACTGTCCAAGTTCTTGGAACTGCTGGAAATCCATCTGGACGTGGTTGGAGAGCGACTACTGCAACTAGTCATCCATCTGGTTCCATTATTAGAAATAACCCAATATTCCCAAGGACTCAGGTCAAGCGGGCAATCCTAGAAACAATCAAGGGCATGAATTTCCCTTGTATATCTAATACGACTTTTACGTTTAATGGTTCTGACTATTCATATATAATGCCAGATGCATTAGAAGACATAACTGGAATTTCATGGGATGTTCCAGATTCAACTGGCGTATGGTCAATCATTAAAAACTGGCGACTAGATACAAACTATTATGATTCTACTACAAATACAATTAAGCAAGCCTTGGTTCTAAAAGAATCACCAATGCCTGGTCGGACAGTTAATGTTCAATATACAAAATTTCCTACAACCATTACCGATAATCAAGAATTAACGGTAAGTGGTTTGCCAGCATCTTGCGAAGATGTTGTTCGTCTTGGTGCTATGTATCGTCTATTGTCAACAGTAGACCCTGGAAAGGTCACAGCAACTGCGGTATCCGCAGATGCTCTTGACCAACCAGTTCAAGCTGGGGCATCTACCAATGCTGCCAAGTATATTTTCCAGCTTTATACCGTTCGTTTGCAAGAAGAAATTTCAAAGCAACAAGCCAACTTCCTAAACACAATCCAGTATACGAGGTAGTAAATGCCATCACCATCACGCTATTATAGCTCGACCGCTGCTAAGACAACCCTGTCTGGTGCGATTGACGCAGTTTCAACAAGCTTGCAATTAAACGCAGCAAGCGGTCTTCCTTCACAATACCCTTTTACTCTTATCCTAGAGAAAGATACAGCCAACGAAGAAATCGTTGAGGTCACTGGTGTTATTGGCACTGCCTATCAAATCACCAGAAACATTGACCAGTCTGGTGCTAAAGCGCACTCTATCGGAGCATCGGTTGAACACGGTGTTTCTGCTCGTGACTTTACTGAATCACGTGCTCATGAAATTGCTACTACTGCACACGGTGTAACTGGTGATGTGGTTGGAACAAGTGGAGCACAAACACTTACTGGTAAAACGTTAACATCCGCAGTTCTTGGTAATGCACTTGATGCTGGTGGATTTAAGATTACAAATTTAGCAACACCAACGTCATCCTCAGATGCCGTTCGTAAAGACTTTGCTGATTTGCAAGTAGCCTCTGCTGCTACTTCTGCCACTTCTGCAGCAACAAGCGCTTCGAGCGCTGCTACCTCTGCTGCAAGTGCATTAACTTCTGCTACATCGGCTGCAACCTCAGCATCTAGTGCATTGGTTAGCCAAACAGCAGCAGCGACTAGTGCAGCTTCAGCAGCAACTAGCGCAAGTTCCGCAGCTACTTCAGCAAGCACAATGCTTGCTTCGGTTACTGCTGCTGCTACCAGCGCTGCCTCTGCTTTAGCGTCACAAACTGCAGCAGCCACATCTGCATCTTCAGCGTTAACATCTCAATCATCCGCTGCAATCTCTGCTTCAAGCGCTGCTACTTCGGCAACCGCTGCTGCAACATCAGCGACTAGCGCTGCCAATAGCGCTACAACTGCAGCTGCTTCAGTTGCAGCTATTGCTGGTTATGCCAGCGCAGCAGCAACTAGCGAAGCAAATGCACTGACTAGTGCAAACTCTGCTGCAACATCTGCTTCTTCTGCTGCAACATCTGCCAGCACAATGTTGGCATCTGTTACCGCAGCAGCAACCTCTGCTGCATCAGCAGCAACCAGTGCAACCAGTGCAGCCACAAGCGCTACATCAGCACAGACAAGTGCAACCAATGCTGCAGCGTATGAATTATCTGCAAATAACTGGGCAACACAAACAAGCGGACCAGTAGCAGGCGGGGAATACTCTTCAAAGTATCATGCAATTGCTGCTGCTACTAGTGCATCAAGTGCTTCTACTTCTGCATCATCTGCCTTAACAAGCCAAACAAGTGCAGCAACCTCTGCATCTTCTGCGCTTACATCTCAGACTTCTGCTGCAACCTCGGCAACGAGTGCAGCAGCTTCGGCTGTCCTTGCTTCTGAATGGGCAACCAAAACAACTGGAACAGTGGATGGAGTTGAATACTCTGCAAAGTATTACGCTCAAATTGCTAACCCAGGCGGTTCATTAAATGCGTCAGCATTTACTGCCAAGGGTGTAATCCTTGTCGGAACAGGAACTGGAACATATACCCAGCTTTCAGCTGGAACAAATGGTCAGTATCTAATTGTTGATACAACGACCGCAACTGGCTTGAATTATTTAACCTTGCCAGACCCAATCTCGCCACTACTACTGATGGGAGCCTAACGAATGGCGACAACATATAAGGTGCTGGGTCAATCTGCTCCTAGCGCTACAACCAATACAGATATCTACACAGTTCCAGCTGGAACACAAGCAGTTATCTCAACAATTTCTGTATGCAATAGAACACAGGGCGAGTTGAGTTTTAGAATTGCGGTTCGACCAAATGGAGAATCAATAGCAAATAAACATTACATTGCTTACGATTCAAAAGTTTCTGGTCAGGACTCTTTATTTATTACTGTTGGAATCACAGCGGACGCTGGAGATATAGTGACTGTTTATGCATCAGCTGCTGACCTTTCATTCAATGTTTACGGAAGCGAGATTGCATAATGGCTGTATCACGTTTATTGCCAGCAGGTGGCGCAAATGATTTTAACGTTGCTGTCGGTGGTTCATACACATCGGTAACATTTGATAAAGAGTATTCTCCTGGGGCTTATACAATCTCATCAGCCGTAGGAGATACCACCTTTGATATTTATGCATATAATGCTAGTGGTGCGTTGGCTGGATACACCAAAACTCCTTCCCTGATTACTACATTAGGATTTATTAAAATTGTAATTCTTGGTGGCACAACTGCAGATTTGTTAAGCTTTTCCTATAAAACTACTTATACTTCAGTAGATGATTCTGATGAAGTAACAGCTGGTCCAGTAGCAACTTCTGTAACACCAAGTGCTGTTCCAAAAGTAGATGATACATTTACTCTTACTGGAAGAAACTTTGCATCTAATTGCACGGTAACTTTTACTTCAGCAAATACAGCATATACAGCAACACAAGCAAAAAATATTGTGCGTTCAAGTGCAACATCTCTTATAGTAACAAGACCAGACAACTTACCAACTGGTTACTCGCCATATACACTTACTGTTCAAAACCCTGGAGTTTCGAATCCAACAGGAAGTAATGTCCATATTCTTGCAAATGGTATTACAGCAGGTGTAGCGCCAGTATGGGTTACTGGAAGTGTATTAAGCTACAACACAGGGGCTTCAACTTCGCTTACATTATCAGCAACAGATGCTGATGCTGGTTCTGATGTTGATTATTCCATTGTGTCAGGAACTCTTCCAACTGGTCTTTCTCTTGATGGGGAAACTGGCGTTATTTCTGGGACACCTTCAACATCTCAGCAAACTGTTACTTTTAGAGCAACAGACCAAGGCGGAAACTTTGTTGACAAAGCAATTAAATTTAATGCACATCCAATAATCACTACAACATCTTTGCCTGGATTTGGTAGTGGTATTGCTTACTCTCAACAATTAGTTGCAACAGATGATTTATCAACATCTTCCATTACTTGGTCACTTACATCTGGTTCTTTGGTATCTGGACTTACTTTATCTAGCTCTGGATTAATTTCTGGGACACCAACCAATACTAGTGCTGCATCATTTACTGTTACAGCAACAGACGGTGACGGCGGAACTAAAAGCCAAGCTTTAACACATGCAGCTGCACCAATTGGTGGAACATTGTATCAATCTGTTGGAACCTATACATGGACAGTTCCATCAAGTGTAACCAGTATTAGCGTTGTGGCTATCGGTGGCGGTGGCGGTGGCGGTGCAGGTAACTCTGGTCACGCTGGCGCAGGTGCTGGACTTGGATGGAAAAATAATATTTCAGTAACCCCTGGTCAAACTTACACAGTTGTAGTTGGCGGTGGTGGAAACCAATCAGGAAACTCTGGCGCAGTTGCTGGAACTGGAGGAACTAGTTACTTCAACACTACATCTGTTGTAAGAGGTGGTGGTGGACAAGGTGCTGACATGAACCCTACTGAAACTTATATGGGTTACAGCCCTGCTGCTGGTGGAACATACACTGGTGATGGTGGCGGTAATGGTGGTGCTGGCGGATACGACACAGGTAACAACGGTGGTTCTGGTGGCGGTGGTGCTGGAGGATATTCTGGCAATGGTGGTTTCGGCGCACATAATGGCAACAGCGGTGCGGCTTACTTTGCATCTGGAGCAGGTTCTGGTGGTGGAGCAGGTGGTGGTGGAAGAAATGCTGACTCCAACGGTTCTGGCGCTGGTGGCGGTGGAACTGGAATCTACGGTCAAGGTAGCAATGGTGCAAGTATTACTGCTAGAGGGTCAGATTCTGCTATTGCTGGTCAAGCTGGTTCAAATGGCACTAATGGTGGAGGACCACCACTAAATGCAACATCTCCAGCAGGTAACGGTGGTTCATATGGTGGAGGCGGAGGTGGTTCTAACCAAAACTATGCAGGTGGAACTGGTGGCAATGGAGCCGTTCGTATTGTTTGGGGACCAAATCGTTCGTTCCCATCAACCAACGTAGGTCAAAACTACGGTGGATTTTCAGAAACTGTAATTTAAGGAGGTAACATGAAAAAAATTGCATTTGTAAAAGATGGAATAGTTGGAGTTGTTCTTAATACTGATGAGCAACTTCATGACTACTTCCTTAATTCTGATTTAAGAATAGATATTTCGCAACATTCAGAAGACATAAACACTGGTTGGTTCTATAACAATGGAAGATTTACAGCTCCAGAAGCTCCAACACCAGACGCAAGCTATTCACCAACACAAGCAGATTAAGGAAAATAAATGAACGCAAAATTTCAAGCAGCACTATTGTCTTGGTTTCGTGCAGCAGCATCTGCTGCTGTAGCACTATACCTAACAGGTGTTACAGATTTTAAGACACTAGGAATGGCAGCGTTAGCTGGATTCCTTGGACCAGTCCTTAAGTGGCTAGACCCATCAGCGACTGAGTTTGGACGCGGGGCAGAATAATGTCTACCAACGAATGGGCTGGTATCGCGGTTGCGGTTACCACAATAGTCGCCAGCTTTGCTGGCTCAGTTCGTTGGTTAGTAAAGCACTATCTCACTGAACTTAAACCGAATTCAGGAACTTCGATGCGTGACTCCATCGATAGACTTGAAAAAAGAATTGACGGATTATACGAACTAGTTGCTGGAAAGAATAATGGATGAAACCTGTAGCCAAGAAAGCCACACCTGCTGCCCTTGCTGTGCTTCGTCAAGCGACGGCATTAGCACCGAAACGCAAGAAAGCAAGCGATGGTCTTCTACCATCTGCTGCTCATCTCAAGCAGAGCCCAACTTCGGACCACAATACTGGGCTAGCAGCAGACCTTACTCATGACCCAGACAATGGTATTAATTGCGCCGAAATATTTGAAAAGTTAAAGGAGGATAAGCGTGTTTCGTATCTTATCTTCCAAGGTAAAATCTGGTCTAAGAAATATGCTAAACAAGGAAACAGGCGATACACTGGGAGTAACCCTCATAATAAGCATTTACATATTTCTATTAATGCCTCTGATTCTACAGATACTTCTCCCTGGTTTTGGTGGATGAATCAACCAAAGATTATTAATCAAGTTAAGGCAGCTATTGCTGCCGTGCCAGTAAAGAAAGCATACCCAGTAGAAGATACATCTAAATGCTGTAAGCACTGCCCATCTAAGAAGTAAAGGATAAACCGTGGCAACAAATAACAAAGACCTTGTTGGCGACCTACCGATAATTCTTAGCCAGTCTATTCCGACTGCTCTTGTTAGATACAAGCGTGAGGACTTTGCTGCTAGCTATGCTATTGGTAATACGCCATGGTTGTCTGCTGCATCAGACCAAAATCGAATCAGTCGTATCACTACGACTTATCAGAAGGAACGTATTGACCAGGGCTCAACTGCTGGTGAAAACTCTTTGTCTAACTGGTGGCTGCGGTCTGCAACTTCTTGGCATCATGGCGCTGGTGAACGTTATTATGACGCAGATTCATCTGACCTATATAGATACTATGAGTCATATAACATAGATGTATTTTCAGATACTGGTTCTATTAAGTTACTACCTAGAACTACACAGTTCTCAACAACAGCTATCACTGTTAAGCCAGCAACGGTAACTGATGGTGCATTCTACATCCAAAGTGGAAATGTTTTTTATTACAATGGCTCTACTAATACAGCAACATCAACATCTCTAGGCACTTCGATAGTCGCTCAGACTATAGCTAGCGATGGTAACAGTGCTTTGGTTGGAACCAATGATGGTGTCTACTCTGTTAGCACAGCTATGGCTGTGACAAAGATATGGGCTAAACCAAACACTGCAACTACTTTTGAATCACAGGCTATTGGTTTTGTTAAAGACCGTATAGTTATTGGAGTTAAAGAAAACAATACCCAGTGTGTTGTATATGAATTATCAAGATTCCCAAACTCAACACCAGTAACAATCGGAAATACCGAAGAGCGTTATACATTCAAAGACCCTAGCCTTGTATGGAATACTGTCGGAGAACTTAATAGTGCAATCATTGTTGGTTATACACTTGGCGCTATCTCAAGAGTTCTATCTTTCTCAATAGATGAAACATCTCCGTTGGCTGCAATTAAAGACCCAATCGTTATTGCCGAACTACCACGTGGTGAAACCATTAATCAAGTTCGTTCATATCTAAATGAGTTTGTCGTTATGGCTACATCGGCTGGTGTTCGCGTCGGTAATCAAGCAACTGATGGAACATCATTTACTTATGGACCGTTAAACGTAACTGGCGATGTCAAGGATGTTGCATTTACTGGAAGATTTGTTTACGCAACTAGAGCAACCACGATTAACGCTCGAAAAGGTTTATGGAAAATAGACCTTGGTCAGCCTATAGACAACGGTTATGCTTATGCATCCGACTTAGAAACAAATTCATCTGACGTTATTGGTCTTTGTTTTATAGGAATTTCTGCAAGAAAGTTTATGGTTGGAACATCTGGAGTATGGCTTGAACATGCTACAGAGCTAGCAACATCTGGAACAATTAGTTCTGGTTGGATTCGCTGGGGAACTGCAGAGAAGAAACAACCAGTATCTATTGCAGTCCGTTGCGCTGGTAGCGGTCAAGTAGGTTTTGCTGTATATGACCAAGAAGGCAATACAACATCAATTGATTCTATTCCACTTATTGGAGCTACAGACTTTCAGTTGTCTGCTGGTCTTCAACCTGCAGACCACTTTGAAATTAAACTAACTTTAACCAGAAGCACATCAGATGCTACTACTGGTCCATCGGTGGAAGAATGGCAGTGCCGTGCATTACCAGCACCACTACGTTCTAGAACACTTACTGTCCCAATGCTATGTTATGAAGAGGAGCGCGACCCTAATGGAGTCACACGAGTATCAAACCCATGGGAGCGCATTGGTTATTTGGAACGCGTTGAACAAAATGGAGGAGCGGTATTATTCCAAGACTTTTCTTCAGGAGAAGAAAGAGTCTGCACTATCCGTGCTATTCAATTCGAGCAAACTGCACCTCCCTCTTTTGCAAAGGGGTTCGGTGGAATCGTAACTATTCAGTTGCAGACAATTGATACCGAACAACCTATTACATGATAGAACAAAATAAACTGATATCCCTGGTTAGTCCAGGTGAGCGCCACCCACTGGTAGCAAAGGTAAGAGTGGCGCTAAACATCGCTGGAGATGATGTGCTAGATGCTCCCTTAGCTGAAGTGCTTAAAGGTTTGCAGCATACGCTTTCCATTCCAGCAGTCGGGTGCATCAACTTAGCCACGCTGGATGCGCTCGCAGTAGCTCCACCTGAATGGTAGGGAGCCAGAAAGAAAGGGGGAACCAAAACGGTTCCCCCTTCTTTTTGTTTTTAATCTGCTGATTTATCTCCATCAACTATTCGATGAGCCCAATCCAACGCAGCATTCCAGCCTTTCCAGTATTCATCTGTTTCTGGCTGCCTGGCTGCATCTATTCTTTTATGAAACCTACTGATGTGAATATCGAACAGGTTCTTAAACCTTGTAAAGAATTCATTGTCATTCATAATCCTCCATCCGACCACGGCTTGCCATCAGGCAAGCCTTTCCCGCCCTCCACCCCTCAACCCTATCATAAACTCGGTTAAAATATTTTGGCGTGTCTTGCACGATTTGTCCGAGTCGGAGATATAAACTATGCATATGAGTCAACTACCCCCACACCGTTCATACAGCCAATTGTCTACTTGGCAATCCTGTCCACAAAAATACTACCTCAGCAAAGTGGCTATGGTTCCAGAGAAGCCCGCAGTATATCTTGCTGCTGGTTCCGCAGTCCATTCCATGCTGGAATGGCTGAACCATGAGCTCTACAGAACCCAACAAGAATCTAATTGACCAGCGGGGAATACCCAGCAATGAGTGTATTAACTGTGGTTCTAATATCCAAATCGTCCGTGCCATCTTCCAAGACTATGAACTGGTTATGTGGTTCACTGATTCATTCTGTGCCACATGTGGGTCGCCGATGACTACACCTACACCTATTGATAATCCAGACTACATACCGAGAGAGAACGATGACGATGAATTTAACTGAGAAGTGGCTTGACGTATTTAACGAATCTGTTAAGATTACTGAAGAACAATCAGGGATTCCTAGCACTGAATGGAAGACAGCGGGTCGCAAGACAGCTGCTCGTCCTGATGGGGAAGACCTAGCGTTCTGGCAGAGCGATGGACTTAAGCAGGTTGAGGGTTACCAGAAGTGGTATGCTCAGTCTGGTTGGAAAATCGCAACCATGCCTGACGGTCGTCCTGGCATCGAGTGGGATGCAAGTGTGCATTTCGGAGGCACACCTGTCCGCTTTGTCATTGATATCGTTTACCAAGTGGGGGAAGATTTGGTAATTGTAGATTTCAAGACTGGTGCTAGGACACCGTTTGGTATGATTCAAGCTGGCTTGTATGCCAGCGGTATTGAAAAAATGTATGGCATTCGCCCTAAGTGGGGCGCTTTCTTTATGACACGCCAAGGTCAACTCGATGACCTCTTTGACTTATCTCACTTAAGCATGGATTATTTTGATTATGTATTTGGTGCAATGAATGATTCCGTGTCTAGCGGTTGGTTCCCACCATCTGTTGGGGAAAACTGTAAGATGTGTTCATTCCAAGAAAAGTGTCCAGCGATGGGCAGTAAAGATTTCCCACTACAAATACCTACAAAGGGGAAAGAAAAGGAGAAGAACTAGATGACTGAATCTACGTTCTCATACACTGGCAAACTGAATGGACAGGACTTGTTTACCGTTCGCGGTCAAACAGTTGCTGAATTCAAAGCAAACCTAATGGCAGCAGTTGAGGCAATCAACGAAGCGCAAAGTTTGCAAGCGTTGCTAGTTAACCGACCAACTGGTGGTGCTTACGCACCTAATATGGAGCAAGCTATTCAGGCTCTCCAAGATGCTGGCATGAATCCTCAGCCAGTGTCATCATCACCTCAATCAATTGAGGTAGTCAAAGATAAGTATGGTAACGAATGGACATATGGACATCCAGATGCTCCAGACCTACCAGACGGTCGAGGCAAATACGCTAAGAAGAAGGGCGTATCAAAGGCAGGCAAGGCTTACGTTGGTTGGTTTGACCCAGCCAAGGGACCAAAGCCATTTAAGCCTGGTGTTGCCGAAGCAGAAACTATCTGGACTAAAGGCTAACAATGCGTTCACTATTGCAAGTAGTGGGTGTGGAGTCACCTGCTGGTAAGCAATTACCAGAGGTGCTCCCCGCTCTTACCGCTAGTCAAGTTGCCTTCCGTCAGGCTCAGCTGCATTTAATTGCAGGTCAGCCAGGTGGCGGTAAGACACTACTTGCATTGTGGTATGCCATCGCTTCTAAAGTTCCAGCGTTATATATCTCAGCGGACTCTGATTCCCGAACAATCGCAACTCGTGCAGGTGCAATCATCATGGACAGAGAAGTGTCTGACGTTGAGAGAATCATGGATACTGAAGCCAGTGTTCTTCTTGAAGATGCATTGGCTGAAGGTGCAGGACATGTTCGGTTTGCCTTTGACCCAGCGCCCTCATTACAAGACATTGAGGAAGAGGTTGAAGCGTGGATTGAACTGCACGGTTCTGCACCTGTAGCGGTGTATGTTGATAACTTAATGAACGTCGCTTCATCAAGCGACAACGAATGGACAGCATTGCGTGATGCAATGTCTGCATTCCATTACATGGCACGTGAATATGAAACTGCATTTATTGTTCTTCACCATGTTTCCGAGAACGAGAAGATGTCTAAGCCAAACTACCCAGCGCCACGTAAAGCTCTGATGGGCAAGGTTGCAGCTCTCCCAGAATTAGTTTTATCTGTGGCGCTGGATAGCGCTGCTAATGTTTATCGTGTGGCTGTTGTCAAGAATCGTCATGGCAAGGCTGACCCTAACGCCGAAGAATACATAACACTTGCAGCAGAAGCTAGCAAGATGACTCTATATAACTCATCGACTGAACTATTCAGGGCTAGGACGATGAGCCAATGGAAGTAACAAAGTCTAGTTTTGATTTAGATTTCTCCTACGGACACGAGGGAGAAAAACTTGTCGAACAACTCTTAACCAATGGTAAGACTGTTGAAGTAAAGCGTGACCGTAAATGGCATAAGACTGGAAATGTTTACATTGAAGTTGAATGCTGGTATCTTAAATCCGAATCTTGGGAACCGTCTGGTTTATCAGTAACTCAAGCTGATTACTGGGCGTTTGTATTAGAGGACATGGTTATCATGCTTCCTACTGATAGCCTAAGATACGCAGTAAGAAATTTCGGTCATGAAATAACTTGTGATATTCCCCCGAATAAAAGCAAGGGTTACTTAATAACAATTGAAAACTTATTGGCAACAACCAAGTTGTTGAGAGAGGGTAATCGTAATGAAGTTTCCAGACCTAACCAGGGGGTTGTGTAGAGAAATCGGTGTTGAGTTTTTCTTTCCTGAAGAGGAGGGAAGTGGCACAGATATATACAAGTTCTCACGTAAGATATGTAATAGTTGCGTGGTTAAGAATGAATGTTTGGAATGGGCGGTAAGGCACGAAGCTCATGGAATGTGGGGAGGAACCACACCAATGGAGCGTAGACAGATTAGACGGCAAAGAAATATAATTATTCAAGAAGTCTATGTAAAGGATTATGTATGAAAAAGTTTAACTCAATAGAAGTAAGATTGTTTAAGTCAGTTTGGTTTCACTTTGGTTATAGCTTTAGTAGGTTTGCAGTAGGCTTTAGTATTGATAGATGGTCTTTTAATCTAGACCTTGGACCATTCTGGATTTCGATTGAACGCTAATGACCACACCATCCAAGCGCAAAGGTTCACAATACGAACGTGATGTAGTTAAGTGGCTACGTTCAATGGGTTACCCATGCGCTGAACGCGCATACGGTGCGGGTAGACATGATGATGTCGGTGATATTGATGGCATCAATGGTGTTGTTATAGAATGTAAGAATGAAAAAGCAATTAGAATTCCCCAGTATCTAAGAGAGCTGGAGGATGAGATGACGCATGCCGATGCAGAAACTGGCGTTGTGTTAATCAAGAAGCGTGGCACATCTAATATCTCAGAGTCGTATGCAGTAATGCCTGCGGAACTCTGGGTCAATCTGCTAAAACAGGCAGGTTACAATGGACATCAGTGAAGCTGTGACAGAGTTTCACAAAATGAAAAGAGGTAACTATGCGGTTAATGCTAGTGACACTAGTTGGAACAATGCTGCCAATAGCAGCACCAGCTCATGCATTATCACCACAACTTACAGTCGAGAAACGATTATCCGTAATCGCGGACAAGAAGGACCGAGTGGAGTTTGCGATAGCGCAGTTCACAAACAACAAACGCGAGGCTCGGTGTGCAGTTCAGATTGCATACAAGGAGAGCCGATACAACGAGGACTCACTCAACAAATCGAGTGGAGCTCGTGGAGTATGGCAATTACTATGGGCAAAACCAGGGTGGTCATTACTCAAACAAACACAGGAAGCACACGACTACGTGCTCCATCGTTACGACACTTGGTGCGAAGCGTATAGGTTCCATCAGGAAAGGAATTGGTATTAAGAAATGAATCAGCCTGAGTTCCTGCAAGCAGTGTTCAGTCATTATGGATTAGACCTACCACTTGGTGGGGAGAAATCCATACTCTGTCCTATACACGATGACTCTCACAAATCTGCTTCAGTGAATTCAGACAAGGGTGTCTGGGTATGTTATGCGTGTAACGGTCGTGGTTCTGGTATTCACATAATCATGGCTCGTGAAAACTTAACATACTCAGACGCTCGCAAATGGGCTGAAAAAAATATAGGCAAGGAGTCTAAGAGCCCAGCTCCCTCACGTGGACGTAAGTCGAGTAGTAGGTGGACTCCGCCTAGATTGAGGTCAGTTCGATGACAACAATCATTGGTATTCAAGAACCAGACGGCTGCTTAATTGCAGCCGATAGTAGAACTACAACCGAGAAGGGTCGCCCTTACTCACATCCAATCGTAACTAAGATTACCAAGCGTGGTAAATTTTTAATTGCTGGTGCTGGCACGACCCAACCATGCGACATAATCCAACACATATGGAAACCACCAGCTATACCAACCAACACCAAAGATGTTTACCACTTCATGATTACAACTGTAATCCCAAGCATGCGTGATTGCTTGAGAGATAATGGATTTATCCATGATGAGAAGACAGATGAATATGAATTTCTTTTTTTAATGGCTGTGAATGGAACCATCTATGAAGTAGATGATACATACTCAGTCTTCTTGCGCGATGATGGCATCTATGGTTTAGGTTCAGGGTCATCCTATGCCATAGGTGCTATCGCATCTGGTGCAAACTGGAAGAAGGCTTTGCAGATTGCAGCGAAGAATGATGTGTATACTGCTCCTCCATTCGTAGTGCATAGGCAGGAAAAGAAATGAAACCCAATCAAAAGCTCATTGACCTTTGGACTAAGGCAGCCAACACATACCACGCAAACCTTGCTGGTTCACCAGCTGAGGCATACCTTGAGAAGCGTGGGATACTAGATGGCGCTGAAAGATTTAAGCTTGGTTATGTTGTTGACCCAGCGCCTGGGCATGAGGAAAGATTGAAGCATCACCTATCCATACCATACATAACCGAGGCTGGTGTGGTTGGTTTTAAGTTCCGCCGTATTGATAACGGTGACCCTAAGTATATGATTCCTACTGGTCAGAAGCACCACCTATACAATGTCAGTGCTATTCTTCATGCTGTTCATGAAGTTCTAATTGTTGAAGGAGAAATAGATGCGATATCTGCTACCCTTGCTGGTCATCCTGCTGTCGCTGTGGCTGGCGTTAATGCTTGGAAGCCTCATTTTAGCCGTTGTTTTGACGGAATTGGGCGCGTTGTTATAGCAACCGATAATGATATTAAAGAGGATGGGTCTAACCCAGGGCAGGACTTAGCTCGTAGATTATCTGACGCAATACCTCAAGCCGTCCGCGTGTCGCTACCGCCTGATTCTGATATCAATAGTATAATTGTAGACCAAGGAGCTCAAGCATTAACTAAGTTGATTAATGCACTGGATGAATAGAAGGGGCTCCGTTGTCTGAAGACACAACCATCCTGCAGTTTGAAGAGGATGCACAAAAAATATACGACGAACTCTTAGCCATCCTGGTTAAGAAACAAATTGATTATGGTCCATACAACATCTGGCATGCGCCAGGTGGCGCAACCAATGGGCTGATGGTTCGTATGTCAGACAAGCTTGAACGCTTGAAGAATCTGATATACAAAAACATAAAGCCGAACAATGAATCTTTAGAAGATTCATTTGTTGACATGGCTAACTATGCCATCATTGCATTAATGGTTCAGCGTGGGGTGTGGGCTAAGTATGCCGAGAAACAGAAATAAAACCTACGAAGAGCAACGTATCTCCCGCATCCGTATGTATGGAATTACCGTGGAGGATTACGAGCAGATGCTTGAAGACCAGAACGGTGGATGCTACATCTGTGGCAAGAAACCAGAAGGTAAGCGAGCTCTTGACATAGACCACGACCATGCAACTGGCAAGGTGCGTGGCTTGCTTTGCTCTAATCATAATCGCGCTTTGGGTTTACTTGGTGATGACATATCTTTAATGCTTAAGTCCGTTGAATACTTGGTGAAGTCACGTGACTGACTTAAGTAAAGACCATGAGATTTGGTCTGTGATTAATGAGATAACAAGCACAATTGCTTGGGGTATCTCAAAGAGATATCACAGGTTTGTTGAGCTTGAAGATGTTAAGCAGGCAATGAACGAGTATGCATGGAAGCGCAAGGACAAAGTATCCGAATACCTTATTAGAGAAGATGAGATAGAACGCAAGCAGGGATACAAAGCGTTCAGCACATTCATCCGTAGGGCAGGCGAGCGGTATGCTCGCAAAGAGAAAGCTCGTGCTCTTGGCTATGAGTTAGGTGATGAATACTTTTATCGCTTGGCTATGATTGAAACTCTAATCAAAGTGCTTGGCTCTGATGATGCTCACCTGTCCAACCAAGTAATGGACCCAGATATTCATGGCGTTAAAGCTAAGCGTCAAGCCAGTGAAGGTAACAACCTATTGGCTATGCTTGCTGATGTAGATAGGGCTATGAAGAAGCTTGACCTACGCACACATTCAATATTAAAAACTAAATATGCAACCGATGCACCTCTTGCTGAGATTGCAAAAGAGTGGGACATCTCTCCGCAAAGAGTGGAGCAGATTATTAACAAGGGACTAAGAGATATAACTGAGTATCTCGGAGGGGCAACACCATACTAATGAAGAAGAAACCATTCTGGAAAACAGAGAACCCTAAGAAGAAGTCAACCCCATTAACACCAGAACAGAAAGCTCAGGCACGAGCACGTGCCAAAGCTGCTGGTCGTCCATACCCAAACCTTATTGATAATGCAGCAGTGGCAAAGAAGAAGAAGTAATGCCGACATTTGATTTTAAGTGCAATTTCTGTGACACAGTAGTCGAGCTGATAATTACGGATGACCCATTCCCTAAGTGCAACACGTGCAACACCACACTAACTAAGGTGTATACACCACCTGCAATACACTTCAAAGGTGGAGGATGGGGAGGAAACCATAGTGGGTAAGTCAGGCAATCCAGCTAAGCAAGCAAAAGAACGAGCTGTTACCAGCGAGTCTAACAATCAAGTAATGGTTTGTTGGTGCGATAACGGAACAGTTGATGGCAAGTTCATGGAGGGCGTGGTCTACACGCTGTTAACTGCGGGTCTTCCTATCACTAGCGCACAACGTGTGCAAGGTAATCAGATAGGCAGACAGCGACAGACGGCGTTTGATACCTGGCATAGAAAGACTAACTTTGATTGGTTGCTGTGGGTAGATAGCGATATCGTTCTTACGAACGAAGCTTTGCAATTAGTGTGGCAGTCAGCCCATCCAGTTGAACGACCTATTGTTAGCGGAACCTACTTCATCTCCAAGCAGATGGAGTCTTCAATCATGCAACCATATCCAGCCTTGTTTATGGCACATGATAATGACAAGTATCTAATGTCTTATATTCATCCTCTACCATTCAACCAATTGTTAAAGGTTGATTATGCTGGATTTGGATTTCTACTTATGCATCGGTCGGTGGCTGACAAGATGCGAGAGTTTCACGGTGACATCTCATTCTTTATTGAATCAATGGATGAAGCTAATGCTTCAAAGGATACATTTATTGGTGAAGATATTCAGTTCTTCATGAAGATGCGAGAGGCTGGCATTCCACTTCACGCTCATACTGGTGCGACTGTTAAACATATGAAGAGATTCGCGTTTGATGAAGAGTTCTATAAATTGTATTGGGCTACCATGCTGAAGTCTATGGAAGCGCAAGCTAGACAGGAAGAGGTAAAAGATGGAATATAAATTAACGGATAACTTTTTAGATGAACAGGGATTTAACCAAGTTAAATCAACCATGACAGATAATTCTGTTCTCCCTTGGTATTTCAACGATTATGTTTTAAGTAAAGAGGAAGACATGGGTAAGGCTTGGCAATTTACCCACACATTCTTTAATCATTGGAGATGGCAAAGCGATTATGTGCAAGGAATTGCGCCATTGATAGACAAGATTGACCCAAAGGCTTGGCTAAGAATTAAAGCCAACTTAGGAATTAAATCCAGTGAAATAAAAGAACAGGGCTGGCATACGGATTATGATTTCCCATGCACGACTGCGGTTTTTTATTTGAATGACAATGATGGTTATACAATATTTGAAGACGGAACTAAAGTTGAATCAAAAGCAAATCGATTGGTTGAGTTTGAATCACACCATAAACATTCTGGCACAACACATACGAATACACTTACACGTGTGGTAATTAATATGAATTATATTAAAGAGGGTGGAAAGTAAAAAAGGCGGGGGCATAACACCCCCGCCTTTTGTATTAGTTCAAGCTGATGCGTGAGAAGAACTCACGCTGAACTTGGTCAGCGTTCTTACATAACTGATACATCTCTTGCTCGCCTTTGCGTTTGCCGATTCGATAAGCGACATACGCAGTGATGGCGATGTAAACAATTGTCCACATTACTTTGCTCCAATCCGTTCGAGTAGTTTGTCTGGTTGTTCGAGATGAACAATGACAGCCTTGCCTGGTTCATCTTTATCTACAGCAGATAAGTTCTTTGCAAACTTCTCAGCCTGTAGTTTTGTGCTGAACTCACCCCACGCCTGGACTGGAGCCCAACGCGCTAGCTGTGCTACGAGTATGTAGGACTCACGTTTGTATCTTGATTCATCAAGAGCCTCGATGATTTCTACCGCTAGTTCCGCAGCACTTTCGGAGTTAGTATTGTCAGGGTCAAGTAGGTTTGCAACCAACTTGATTTCAGTCGGACGTGGACGAGCCATCAGTATTCTTTCATGCACTGCACATACTTCTGATGAATCATCAGCGCTTCCTGTGCTTCTCGTTCTGTTCTACGTTCTATCTCTGCATTACAGTAAGAGCAGATAAGAATTACGCTAGTTAGATGTATCATGCTTCCTTCCTTTCCTTGTGTTCCTTGTAATACATTTCGCAGACATCACCATCTATCTGATGGTAATGCATATGAGCACCAGACATGAAGAGGACTTCGTCCTCGTCGTCGCCTAGTCCATAGGAATCGTGGTATCCACAATACCAAGTCCAGCCCCCGACTGGAACAATCTTTAGTCGGGAGGCTTTTACTTCGAGCGTATTTTTATTTTTTAGTTTGCCCATCATTCTCCTCTGGTGCGTAAGCAATGATGTCTACCATCTGTGCTTCTGTATCGTTATGCAATGGCTGCTCTATTAGAGCAGGCTCATCGTTCTTTTGTGAGTAGATGTGTAAGTAGTCCAGTGCTTTGAGTATGTATTGCGCCACCCTTGGGGTGAGTGGCGGTTGCTCATACGGTTGGTCGAACTGGTCTACGTATTTCTGTAATGGGTTTGTCATGCTACCTCCTGTGTTACTAGGTCAAGAGCTTTGCTCTTGAGGGTGTCATACTTACCAGCGATTACACGTTCTGCACGAGTAGCCTCTGACTTGTGTGAGTTCCAGTCGAGATACTCGACGATTGCTTGGAACGCACCGAACGCAGTGCCTCGGATGTTATCTTGAGTGCTGCTTGATTGGTAGATGTTCATTGCAGTAGAGCGAGCATCGGTTACACGATTGAATGTGCGTCGTTCACCAGTGCTGAGTTTGTTATACGGTGTCTTCTCAATGATGGATGGTAGTGTCCACATCTTGTTGAACACACGCTCAACCTGGTTGTCTGATACCGATACATTGAGTAACTTATCTGCGATAAGTTCATAGGTTTCGATACCTGTATAGATTACATCTAACATCTTACGCATCTCATCTACCTTGAGTTGAGCGTTGGTTGTGTGATGCAAGGAATACTTGCAGTTCTTGCGGAAGATTCCACTGATTTGATTCGAGCAGAACAACCGATTGACTAGCGGTGTTACACCTAGTGAGCATGAACCATCATGTGAGGTTCGTGCTAGTAGGTATGCAGCATGTGGGTCATTGGCAATCTTGACTTCATGCGGTAACTCAAGAAGCATCCAGACTTGAGCACCATCTCGCAGCTCACCTGCGTTTGCATATCGTGCTTCACCTGAATCGACTAGTGCATCCAGCGCTGAGAACATCTCACCATTCTGGAACACCTTGTATCTACTACCTACTGTGCCAAGCACAGACTGTCCGCCATCCTTATCGGTGCGGATAGTGGCGAATGTAGATGGCACAGCCAATCGGCTAACGCCTGTATCATTCACAGCGATAGCCTCAAGGTCAGCCAGTGATACGTGCCAGTCAAGACCAGCCTGTTGTGCTGCATCCTGTGCGGATGTAGCGGTTACTGCGGAGCCAGCAATACTTGCTGACATTCTACGTGTTGTTGTCATATGTGTTCCTTTCGTTTGATGGTTGGTTGGGAGAGAGTATCTCATAGACGATTGTCGAAGTCAACAATTGCCTGGGAGAGTTGGTCATGGTAATGACCCATGCTGCAGGCTAGCTCGCCTGACTGTGACCAGTATGCCCACCATGTTACGTATGGGTGATACTGTGATTCGGGGAATAGGCAAAGGACTATCCATCCATTGCCTACGGTTTTCTTGATGTCGAGAATGGTTGCGCCGTTAGCGCAAACATCACCACGCTTTGGCGTGGATAGGATTGTTTCTGTCATGTTATGCCTCCCTTATGTAGTCGACACGTGTGTCATCGATAGAGAATGTGTCGAACTCTGTGTTATCGCCATCGATATCCCATTCTGGGTCGCTGCTTATACCAATCTCCTCAGCAATTGAGCGAGCATCATCTTCTGATGCTGCTGTTATCTTGAAGGTGGCATACATTACGTATCGAACCTGCACTTCATACTCTTTCGTGAAGACAAGTTCGTTGCCGAAGATGTCTTTGAGAATCTCAGATAATTCTGAGAACTCGATGGTGTCATCTGGGTCTGACTGATTCTCTTGAATCACATCATTGATTGCTGTGTATAGACTACGCACCTTGTCACGATGGTCATTGACTAGGCTTGAGTAATTAGAAACCTTGGTTTCTAGGTCGGATAGTTTCGTATTAAGTTGTTGCACTAGCACATCTGGTGCTATGTAATCGGTGACTGTTGCACCGAATGGTGTTGTTTCTTCGGTCATTTGTGTTGCTCCTTTCGGTTAGTGTTGCTTCCTATATATAAGCACAGCTTTGCTGTGCTATCTTGATTACGCTGCGTCATCATCATCTGTGCGAGCAGCGAGTTGATTGTCGATTAGGTATTCGAGGACTAGTTCATCGGTGGTTTCGTAATCAATACCGAAGAAGTGGTCGCCCATGTTTACGAACCAGTTGTCCTTGACCATTCGGTCAAAGGCTTCTTCACGAGTTGATGTTACGACGATGTCGTATTCATCTGGTCGTGAATACAGTGGTTCGAGTGCCTGCCAGATAGCAAGGTCTTGCATACCTGGACGGCGGTATTGCTCTGTGTAATTGAACAGTGTTGTTTCTACTTGTGCTATTAAGAATGATGCTTCCATGTTTACTCCTATCTCTTTGAGATACTGAATCGAATGTCGGACTTACCATCTATACATAGACGGCATACCGCACAGGCTCCACCCTTTTCGGAGATGAGTGGAATGCGCTTGAGTTGTTCGGGGCAGGATGCTCCTGGCTTGCCAGTTAGTTCGAGCATTACTTTCTTGGCATCACTGAAGGTGTTACCTAGATAAGCAACCTTCACACCAACAGGTGCGAACTCCCAGTTCTCGCTGTCGGCTGAGTAATACAGCGAGAGATTGGCAACATCACGTAACGCACGAGCTGCGTCAGGGTTGCGTGTGTAAACCCAGAACTTTATGTCTGGATTGTTTTCGATTGCTACCTTCCATGCCCAGATGTAATCGGCGTTGAAGAAGTCGCCGTCCCAGTGGATACGGAATAGTTTCTCGACACCTTTGGTGTCGCATTCTTTCTTGAACTCGATAAGCATGGTGTCAAGCATCGCCCACATGTCATACTTGTTTGCGTCCTTGATTGCATTCCAGTTGTGAAGTAATACTTCACGAACGGATGACCATTGCTTCTCTAGTTTTCCAGCGTAGCAAATCTTTTCGCATACGCTTGTGGCATAAGGGCAAGAGTATTGCTTGCCACTAGGCAGACCGAACGTGTTAGCGATTGCTGACCGCTTGCCATTCGGTGTTGGTAATACAGTTACTTTACGGTCATGGGACCGCTTTAGTTTCGGCATTGCTACTCCTTTCGTTGAGTTGTTGCCACTATTAATAAGCACATCTTTGATGTGCTATCTTGATACGCACTACCCGCAGCATGCGCCATCGGTAGTATCGGCACAGCATTCCGAACAGAATGGTTCGTTATCTTTCATGCTATTCCGACAGCCATACTCATCGAGTGTGTTAGTGCATGGGTGTCCCTCATACCCGAAGCACACAAGTTGAGCCAGTTCATCTATCGTCATGTCCATGATGTGCTTAGTAGTCATCGCGGTCGCTATCGTCATAGTCGCACCATGGTCCGAGATGATGCCCCTCTACGATGGCATACGCAGGGGCTGTAATTGAGCCACGCCAAGTGATGCCTTCAGGTAGGGGGATACTCTTATGAGTATCGCCTTCTGACACTGCATAGATGGCTTCGATACATGGTTCCACCATAGTAAGTGGAACAGGGGGATAGTGATTGCTTTGCAATTGAATTGCAATTGATTGGCGAATGTCAATGACATTCTCCGCGAGCTCGTGTGATGTGATGCTACCCATTATTCTGCCTCCTCGTATAGTTCTTGAAGAATGTCTTCAAGTAAACCGTCTATGAAGTTATCAACTCTTCCATTGATTTCATCTACTGCCTTAGCGAATGCTAAGTCGGATACATTTCCCTCACGATTATCTTTATAGATAGCCTTGAGTTCTTCTATGTCTATGTATTGCATTAGTGTGCCTCCAGTTCCCAGTGTGCTCCGACTTCGAACGGTTCGAAGTCATCTGAAATCCAGTCATCGAGTTTCTCGATGGCTGATGCAGGGTCATTTGCTTTTACTTCTATTTCATAGTTCCTGGTAAGTGTTGCTCTTACTACGTAATTACCCATCAGTTTGCCTCCTTGTCTACATAATCGGGATGCCAACCTGACTCCCGAACGTTGCGTCTGAACGCCACCTTGAGTGCGACTCCCACCTCATCGGTGATGTCTGTGTATTGTGCGCTGTATAACTGGCTTGCATTTGGTATAGATGGGACGTTGCTATCTTCGGTGTAATCACCGACAATCATGACTCGGTCGCCAGCCCATCGCCCAGACACGCTAGTCAATGGCAGGTCGCCACCTCCAGCGTTAGGGCTAGTCATTACCAACAGATACATTGCATCAGCAATGGTTCCGTTGAATGCACCTAGTTGTTCTACTTGCTTCGCGCCCAGCCCTAATCCATAAGGCTCGACGATTTCTTTCTTGTCATAGTTGACAAGGACATGGTATTGACCCATTAGTTTTGCTCCTTTGCTAGTCGTTGTTTGGCTTCATGGACTGCTTCGCAGACCAAGTCATACATGTCGGGGAACTCGAACCTGTTGAAGATAGCGACGGCTAGTCGCCACTCTTCATCGGTTAGTTTCTCTTCGCCCGCTACACCCATCACGTTCATGTCGTCTATGTCATACCATTGAGCGCAGATTTCTGCATCAATTGGTAGTTCTTGCAGCAATGAAATTGCTGTTGATACCTTCATGCGTTTGCCTCCTTGTTGTTGTGGTATTGAAGTGTGTTCATCACTAGATGAATAACACAATCGCAATCTCCGCCGTTCATGTTGTCAATGAAGTCGAAGTGCGAATAGTTATCTTCGTATAACTGCTCGATTAGTTCAGGCATGGTTGCCATTAGATTTCCCCTTTCGCCTGCAGCTCCGCGAGGGCATCACCCCATGCGACGCTGAGTGTGTGGTATTTGGTTTCAACAATGACTGTATTCCAGTCATCGAGTTTCATTACCTCTACCCAATACATCGTGCCAGTGGGCGAGTTCTCATCTTCTTGCCAGTTAATCGCTACTTTGTAGTTCATCAGTATTCACATCCTTTGCAGTCAGGACGGAGGCAATCACCGCATGTGATGACTGCCTCCGTTGGGTTGGTTTCCTGGGTCAACGGATTGCCGTTTCCCAGTGGTTGTCTAAATCAGCAGACCTTTGGTCTGCTATCTTGAGATGCCTGCGCCACTCAGTGTCGCGTCGCATCATGCCCATGAGGGCTCCAGTTAGGAATGACATTGCCAATAGGCAAAGTATGAGGATGGATAGTGCTGTGTCGTTGCTCATTAGTTAGCACCGCCTTTCAGGGTTAGGTATGCGTTTGGTTCCACCTTGAGCACGGCTGCGAGAACCTTGTCAAAGTTTGGGTATTGACCCATTGCTGATAAGATTGCCTCAATCTTCTTCGAAGATTTGGCTGTGTTTGTAGTGATGCGAACCTTGGCGAATACTCGCTTGTTGTCCGCTTTCGAGATGTGGATAGTGCCGTTCTTCACGACACCGCTTAGTGTTTCGGTTGCTACTTTTCTCATGGTGTTTCCTTTCCGCTGTCGGCATTTCCGACTGGCTCCCCATTAATAAGCAAATCTTTGATTTGCTATCTTGAGATGTGCATACACGCTATTAACAGCACATACACGTGCGAGCTATTACCAGCACATACGCTATGCGCCTGAACGGATACATGACAGGGGTGGGCGCATACACATCACGTCGCTACGTCATGGGTCATGTGGGTCATGTATGACATCCAAGACACGCCGTAATTACGCTCAGCCATCGGGCTGAATTTGACAATGAGGGGCAGTTCATGAGAGAATAGTTCCGTTGCTGAGCATTCGGCTCGGCACATTCAACGAAAGGCAACACAATGAACGGCACAGCATGGACACACGATGACCTTTACGTAAACCTACGTGAAGAAGTTTTAATGGTTCGCGGGCAGTATGGCGTTCCAAGCATTGACTTCGTTCCAGATTTCGAACTTACACCTGTGCGCGAAGCACAGTTAGGGGACATCGTCCCAGTCGGTAAGCACGTGGGTATCGTGTATGACATCGAGGAGAACCGCGGTGTGCGCGAGTTATCCATCGTGCTTGACTCACTCCGCGTAGTAATGAAGCGGGTGAGCGCATAGAGTCCTGTAGGGCTCACTATAGATAGTCAGCGGACACCCCTCTCTCACACACGGTGGGGGAGGGGTTTTCCCTGTAGGGATGAATGATTTACGTGGGGCAGGGGGCATCCTCTGCCCCTTTTTTTATGCCCGCGCCCTTGACGACCCCAGGGTTTTTTAACACCACCCCCCGCCCGCCCCCCAC